ACAAAAGTGAAGAGGAGAAGGAACTTATGAAAGTAAGTAAGGAAAGCGGAAAGGTAACTGGCGAAAAAAGAAAAGTTCTTGGTCAACTCAAAGGAATAATGCAAGGCGGTAAGGCGGTATCACTTCGCCATTGCGTTGGATGTGTCAACAAGTTAGTGGATGAGTTAGGTCATCAACTTAAAAGAGAGGAATCGGAGTTAATCACCGAACCCATCACCGAATCAATCACCGAACCACAACCCAAGAAACGTGGACGAAGAAAACGAGCACAATGATGAGCCTTCTACATTTTTGTTTTATTGTGTATGGCACGATAGGATTACTACTTTTTGGATTTATCATAATACAGATGCGATTAAGATGGATTCCTTTTTCAATTGAAAACTTTTTAGGTGCGTTTACCGCTTCTATCCTTTGGCTCTATGTATTGATAAAGACATTGTTGAACAAAAGTGAATAACTACTCTTTGTAATTTGAGGCAACCATTGTTTTTTATTGCATCTTTGTAGTGTTGAGTGGTTGATGATATGTCCCCCTTTCGTTATAACCCTCAACAAGTTACTACGATTGGGGGATTCTTTTTAATGACGGTGCGAATACGCTTGGTTAAAAGGAATAGCGTTACAAGGGGATGATGGCACAGCGCAGCGGTAGCATAAAGGACAAAGCCGTAAGACCATCACACGAGCCGAAAATCGTGTTAAAGTAGTGTCCAGGTCAAAGGTCATCGGTGACACTTTGAAACTTGAAGGTGAAAGAACTCATTCGACTGAATGATAATTAACACTTAAGAGAGGATGACAACTGATGTTAAAGTCAGTTAGGATATTCTCATTCTCTCTTGGTTCAGAATCTATTCTCTTGAATAATAATTATTACTTATATTTGTAATAGATAACAATATCAATATGATAATACTACCTGCTCAAATTGAATCAATTAAAAGTCGTAAGGATAGAACGACTGCAATCGTATTGGGTACAAATGAACTTACTCCAGATAAGGCAGGGCAAATCTTCTCGCTTCAAAATTCGTTTGTTTACGTTGCTCTAAAAGAAGAAGAATTTGCGTCTAAAGAGAAAGAGATAATAGATGACCTTAAAGCGGACTTTGAGATTGATAGGAAAAGTAATGGTCAACGATTAAGGAACGTGATGTATAAGCTATGGGAACAAGACAAAGAAGGGTTCTTGACCTTTGCCAAGTATTATGACCATAAGATGGAGCAGTTGATAAATCACTTTAAAAGTAAGTTAGAATTGTAAGTATCAATAAATTACAACATTATGCCATTTGAGAAAGGTAAATCGGGCAACCCTAAAGGTAAACCGCAAGGTGCTAAAGGAGTTAAGACACTTCAATGGGAGGCACTTGGCGAATCCATCACAGGACAACAAGCGGAGAAGTTCAATGCGTTCTTGGATAAACTTTGGAGCAGTCGCAATGATGAGGATAAGATGATAGCATCCGAGTTGTATTTAAAAACACTTGAGTATTTCAAACCTAAACAGGCAAGACAAACGATAGTGGGTGAAGGTGATGCGCCAGTACAAATTGTAATTAGTGACAAGTTGTGAAGAAGTGTTTTAGTTGCGGTTGGAAGTTGCCATTGTTCTTATTTAGCAAAAGCCAAATGAAGTACCAACGACCAAGCGACAAAGGTAGGTTGAAGTGTTGTAGGGTGTGTACTTATCGCAGATGGGTCAAAGACGGTGAGGCTTGGTTGTACGACTTTAGTATAGGTAAGTTTCAAAAGGTTGTGTTTAAAAGCAAATTAGAAATATTAAAAAGAGTATTATGAACGAAGCAAGAAATGAAAATATGCACCACACATACAGGCTATGTGTGATGTTTGGGATGTGGTTACAACAACCAACCCAAAGAAAGAGATTAAAGAACACCGAAATGACCACCCTATTCCAGGAGTGGATTGAACTTTTAAGTCAGCAGTTGGACAATGGCGAAGATTAAATTAGAGAAGGATTACTCAAAGGTCACCGTTAAGCAATACGTTGACTTTATTACCAACGAAGGAAACGACATTGGGCAAGTATCTGCTATCTTAAGAATCAATAAAGACGATGCGCGTAACTTATCACCCGAAACCATTGGAGAGGTTATAGCCTTTTTCAAAGAAACCATAGACGAACCGAAAGCGGAACATCAGCACAAATGGAAGGGTTATGGTTTTGTACCAGACATTAACAAGATTTCGTTTGGTGAGTGGTTAGACCTGGAGAGTAATTGCAAGGACTTTCCCAAACATTTAACAAAGATTCTTGCAATCCTTTACCGACCAATTAGTTCCGAGATTGGCACGAAGTACAAAATTGAGCCATACACCGCAGAACATTTAACCAACTGCGATGACTTCAACGATATGCCGTTATCAGTTGCCAATGGTGCGCTTGTTTTTTTTTCGAATATCGAAAACGAATTACTGAATCGTTCCCTCGAGTTTTTAGATACAACGATGACGAAGGAGATGATGAAGGCGATTCAGATGATGGAGGAAGCTCTCAAGCAACAAGCGACTTGAGTGAGCGGTACGGATGGTTTCACGTTATAGAAGAGTTAGCAGATAGGGATATCACCAAGTTCGACCAAGTAACCGAAACCCAAGCCTCAACTATCTTCGCTCATTTGAGTTATAGGATTGATTACTTTTCTTTTCAGAAACAACTCCTAAAAAAGTAACCTTTAGCGTCTTTGTAATATATGGCAACTGCAAGTTCACTTTACACCTATAACGTAGTAGTAAGCAAGTTTCAGCAATTCGCTGAACAACACGCTTTAATAAGACGATTCACCCACGGACAAATCGCACAGGCTGATTTAGAAAAGGAAACCGAATACCCTTGGATGCACGTTACACCAACGGGCATAAGTTTCGATAAAGGACAACTATCTTACACATTCGATGTGTTCTTTGCTGACTTGCCACGTGATAAGGATGAAAAGACGGAATACCAAAAACAAGCAATTAGTGATTGCATCTTATTGGCTTCCGATTTCGTTAATATGTTGGAGTTAGGTCACATCTTTGACGAATCAGTTGTATTGACAACACCAATAAGCGGTAGTCCTTTCGTGGAAGAATTTAGCCACGTGTTAACTGGGGTTCAGTTGTCTATTGAGTTGGCGGTTGATTACACTTGGAACGCTTGTGAAATTCCATACATTGGGGACTAATGGCAAAGAAGGTACAATATACAACTAATGATCCAAGCGCATCCACTGATTACTTGGCTGCTGATAACACTTGGAAGCCAATGTCGGGCGGTGGTGGTGGAGTTCCCACAACGCGAACTTTGACTATCAACGGAACAACGCAAGACCTTTCGGCGGATAGAACGTGGACGGTTGGGGATATGTTACAATCCGTTTATGATACCGATGTTGATGGGGTTGTGGATAGCGCTGAACGAATTGAAATAGTTGTAAGAAATAGTACAGGTTCAACACTAACCAAAGGTCAAATTGTTTATTTAAGCGGTGCAACTGGCAACCGACCTAACGCGGTACTTGCCCAAGCGAATAGCGAAGCCACATCTTCAAAGACGATTGGGATGGTGACGGCTAATATCGCAAATAACGCTGATGGATATGTAGCAGTAAACGGAACACTTCACGACATTGATACTTCTGCATTTACTGCGGGTGATATGTTGTGGTTAAGTGCAACAACTCCGGGTGGAGTGGTAGCAAATACACCACCTGCTGAACCCAATCACACGGTCTTTATTGGTTATGTGGCAAGGGTTCACCCAACACAAGGAAGGGTTGTTTTGGCTATTCAAAATGGTTATGAGTTGGGAGAGTTACACGGAGTTGAAATAACAACCCCAAGTAATGGTCAAGTGTTGTCGTATAATTCAACGAGCGGATTGTGGGAAAATACAACTCCTACAACTCCATCATCCGTACAAACATTTGGATTTCAACTTGCCAACACAATAGCGTTAAGTGCCACAACTTGGGTGGGTGTAGGTTTGAATAATGGCTCAAACGAATCAACGGCAACTTATATTATGCCTGTGGCTTGCACATTAAGCCATATGTATACAATGCATTATAATACAACACAACCTGCATCTGGCAGTCAAGTGTTCACGGTTCGCAAGAATGGTGTAGATACTGCGTTATCTATTACTATTGCGGCGGGTAGCGTTCCAACTACAACACCTTATTCGAATACGGCTAACTCGGTTACGTTTTCAGTTGGTGACAAGTTAAGTATTAGAAGAACTAACAACGCGGTGGCAATAGGTGGGGCGGTTAACGGCTTATCATTTAAGATGACAATATGAGGTATACTATAACACAACAAGAAGGTGTGACAATGATTCACGTGTTGGGTCACAATATCTTTTTCGGGTACGATGATTCATCCGATTACGATGGATTTCGCGTTGCATTAGATACCAAAGGAATCGATGCCTTTGTTGATCTATTGATTCAAGATTCAAACACCGCATTTAACACTTTTGTGAATGGCTAATAGTCCTTTAAACGATTTAATCAATCAATTCGGTGCTGATGTTGTCGAAAAGGCAATGCAGAACTTGGGTGCATATCGTACCGTTAAGGGAAAGAAACGTAGAGCGGTAGCGAGTGACACTTTACGGAAATCGTTGGCTTATTACTACAACGCTAAAAAAGGGAAGTTAGAGTTCTTTGCGAAAGGTAAAGCGAGTAACTACGCTGATGTAGTTGAACAAGGACGAAGGGCAAATTCAAAACGCCCACCTATTGAAGCCATCATTCAATGGATGAAGATAAAACCTATTAGGGTTCGTTCTTTGGATGGTAAGATAGTGAAGCAAACACCAGAGCGAATTGAAGCGGCTGCTTTCAACATTGCAAGGGCAATAGGTCGTAGGGGTATTCCCCCTCTTTTCTATTGGCGCGATGCGGTAAATGAGATAGTGGATGAATACGAGCCAAAGTTCGCAGAGGCTTTAGGAAAGGAAATAAAAATTGTAATTGAGGATAACTTACAAAAAAGAATTAAAGTATGATAACGACAAAGATAACAGGACTTTCAGCGCAAGGGTCAACCGAGTTGAATGGTCTTGCGTTTAGCAATAACGATGTAGCAGTTACGATGTATAGCGACAATGTAACTGAACCTGGATTTAAATATGTGTTTAATATCTCCGATTACAACACAGGCAATGATTATAAGTTCTACGTTGCACCAAACGCGCAACTCAATGGTGTATTCAATGTTAAGACGTTATTTAATCAGTTGACACTTACGCCAATGGTATATAATACAACAGATGTATTGATGCATATTAGCGCACCGATGAACGCGGTGGAATTAAATGTCAATCAATTTAGAGTACAATGCTATGAAGGTTGGGAGATAGGCGGTGTATTTACCGAGGATGAAAACAATATTGTGCAATATGACATAATGAGTGTTTACGGAAGCGGTAAGCAGAACTTCATTGTGATGGGTACTAACGACACGAAGCCTTTGGCATTATCGCAAATGTACGATAACACTTTAGGGTTCAACGCTGAATCAGTAGCAACGGAATTAAACTTACCATTGACACTTCAAAATGAGGTTATAAATTGGCGCAAGATTTCACGTTCAAAGGTTACTAATGACGAAAGTTCCGCATATTCAATACTTTCGTTCATAGCGGATGATACTACATTCATAAATGAGAATTATCCGATATTAACAATGAATGAATTTTTATTTGAGTTGTATGATGATACAAGTACAATGATTGATTCGTTTACTATTCCATTTACTTTAATGGGTGGTTCGTTGTATCATTTACCAACTGGACTTAAAAACCTTGTTAATGGTGGGTATATAGATCAATCAACTGCGGATAGTACGAAGTTTTACACCGTTGTTGGTCAAAATCACGGCGATGATGTAACCGCTAAATATGGCTATTGGGTAGACGAGGATTGTAAATACAACCCAGTGCATTTGTATTGGCTTAATCAGTTGGGCGGTTGGGATAGTTTCTCATTCATCAAAAAAAATGAAAGGTCTATCGATGTAGAACGCAAAAGATACAAGACCTATTTAGGTGACTACAACAACGCGACAACTGACTACCCATTTAGCACTCAAGCCTTTTCACGTTCATTGACTGAAAGAGAACCGATTGTAAAAACATTCTTAAATTTAACAAGTGATTGGCTTACTGAAAGTGAGTTCCGTTATTTAAAAGATTTGTTCCGTTCCAAATCCGTTTGGATGGTTGATGATAACACCGATGGATATTCGGTTGTTCCAGTTGTAGTTGAGGACAACAACTATTTGATGCGTAGAGAAAGAAACTCACACAAGTACAACCAAAACATCCGTCTACAAATAGCCAACGAAAACGAAACATTGAATATTACCGCGAGTGAATATCCAATTCCTGCTCCTGTTGCTTGTTCTTATTTTAACACTTTTGCAAAGGTTGGCGGTTCAACTACTTTGGTAGTTGGTACAAATGTCGGTAATGCGTGTAACATTGTTAGCACGGCTTCGGCTTCTGCACGTTACATAACGGTTAGCGTTGCAAATAGTTTAGGAGTAACACCAATCGCAGGACAAGCGTATTATGTAAGTTTGTCTTATACATCAAACGTACCTACACCAATTAAGAATGGATACATTGATTTGGGTAATGTGGTGACAGGTGGCGGAACACGTACTTCGTTTAATATGCAAAGTTTTGGAACTCCTATTGTCGCAAGTGGTGTGTGGGGTACGGGTACTGATCCGAATACTTTTTACATCAAACTACCTGCTTGGAGTTCGGGAACTTGGACTGGTAACATTTATGTAACGGTTGGATTTGGAAATTGTCCTTAATAACAAAGAATGGAAACAGCACTTATAATTTATAGCCAAGGCGACAACGTGCCAACGTTGGTTGACCTTTATGAAAACGAATCGATTTCGTTACAATACAACTTTACGGACATCAAAGATTTGCGACCACGCGGTAGTTATTCGCGTACGTTTAGAATACCAGCAACTCCAACAAACGCAAAGATATTTGGATTCATTCAAGAGAATACCTACCAATTTGCGAGCTTCAATCCAAAGAGAAAACTCAACGCGATTATCACCGTTGATACCATTCCAACTTTGGAAGGTAGCGTACAATTCAAAGCGGTGTACACCCAAGACGGACAAAACCACGAATATGAAATTGTATTCTTTGGCAACGTGATTGACTTCTTCAAGAATATTGGAGATGCCGATTTTAAGAACTACATCGGTGCACAACTTCAAACCGATTATCCGGTTGTTATCGAATACGATAGTATTGCCACTATAAATGCTGAAACGGATATTTATTTAGGGTTAACGGATAGAGGGCAAAATTGGGTTAATAATATTGCAGGTGGTAGGTCTATAAATACTTTGAATGTAGACCGCGTTTGTAAGGCGGGTGAAATGACACCATTCGTATCGGCTCGATACATCTTCAATAAGATAATGTCTTTGAGTGGTTTCAGTTTGGGTACTGATTCGGGAACACTAACAAGTGAGTTGGACTTTATGTATATCCCTTGGATAAGCGAAAGCCAAACCATTCAGCAAATAGGTGGCAATCCCGAAACTGCAAAGTTTTTACTTAATGGATATACAACGCCTGTATTATTAAATAATACGGATTTCGTTAATGAAACTGTCTATAATACAACTTATCGAATTGCACATTTACCAACTTTAAACGAAGCGCAAGACCCAGGAGGAAACGTAGTTGGGAATGTTTATACCGTTCCATTCAATGGTTCGTATAAGATAACTGCATCAATAAATTTACAAGTAGAACCCGCTTTTCTTGGTGGTGACTTTTATGGCATTTTTGGTTTTAAATTTATCCGTACAAATGCATTAGGACAAAAGACATTTTTAACCAATAGTGGATCAATAGCAACTTACACATTTGATGATAGCGGAACGCAAAACGCAATAGTGAGCAGTCCGATATTGGGAGAAACTGGAAACCAAACGCAATTCTTAAACGAAGGTGATACAATAGAGGTTGTATTATATACCTTAAATACTACTGAATTAGATTTGTTTACAGGTGATTTTCAAATCAATGAAGTTGTATTTCAAGCCCAAGAAATTAGTAAACCATTATTTGGAAACGTAATTGATTGGACTGCTAACGCGCCTGTGATGAAATGCAGTGAGTTTATCGATTCACTTTTCAAGATGTATAACTTGGTGGTTGTTCCAAATAAGTTCAACCAAAAGTTAATCGACTTTATACCGTTCCAAGAATACATTTCGCAAGGGGTTAGCAAAGATTGGACTCCATTGCTTGACATTAGCAAAGACATTACGTTAATGTCAACTAATGATTACCAAGCGCGGAAGAATACGTGGACTTATAAAGCAAGTAGCGACCTATTCAACAACATTTATAACACGCAAGGAAACCGTGTATATGGTAGGCTTGAATTGATTGACTCCGAAAACGATTTTGCAACGGATGAAAACAAGGTAGAGTTGTATTTTGGTTCAACACCGATTGTTCCTGTTAATGGTACGACTTACGCTATTCCCAAATTTGTTAACGAAGATTATTCATATAGCGCACCTAACCCAAGAATACTTTACAAGGTTGGGGATACTATCAAATTCAATGTTTACAACGATACAACGGGCGGTGTTAACCAAGTTGAAACATTCTTATTTAGTCATTATAGTGACTTCGTTCCCGACATTCAAAGTAGGGACTTGAACTTTGGACAAGAAACACCATTGTGTTCAGTTAGTTCGATACCATACAAAACACTTTACGCGAGATATTGGAACGAATACATCCAAAACATTTACGCACCTGATGCGCGTATTTTAGAGGCTTTCTTTTCGCTTGAATTTGCGGATATTTACAACTTTAATTTCAACGATAAGATATTCATTAAAGATTCTTATTGGCGAATCTTGTCCATTAGTGACTACGTTGTAGGAACACAAGACACAGTTAAAGTGACATTGATTAAACAAGTAACCGCAGAACCTGATTGCTTACTTACTCCCGATTCAATAACCTCTTTAGGTGCGGTTGCTTTCGTTGATGCCAATGGTGATCCTGCGGATGCAACACAAACTTGTTGTGAGGTGTACAATTATAGTTGGAGGGATGGCGGGTGTTATGCGTTTGTTCCTGATTCCGATGGAACAGGCAAACCAAAGAGCGCACAACTTACAACGGATAAAGTTTCAAGTGTTGAACCCAATACTAAATCCGCTTTGGTTGTTTCGGATAACAACTTTGTTGGGTTGGGTAATGATAACTCGATAGTGTTGGGAAGTGGTAACCGATTGGACAGCGGGTTAGATTCCGTTTTTGTTATGGGTTACAACGCATCAGTTATAAATGGCGGTGCTACCATAGGAAGTGCAGGAACTTACCAAGGTGAAATGCAGAATGGCTTAATACCTATGTGGGGTAAAGGTGACTTTACTAACAACACAACTGCCATAACTTTGTTGGCATATGGAACAACTTACATAAATATGCCCGATAACTCGGTTTGGCTTGGTAAATTGCGGTTAATGGTTGGACAAGTAGGGGCTGTAATTGATGCAAGTGTAAGCGGTGAATACAATCTTCACATTGTACAAAGCGGTGGTACTATAAGCCTAAAGAATGTCACTACCATTGATGAAACGGCTATTGATATAGATGGCAAATTTATCATTGACCTGAATATAGTAGGCAGTACATTCGCAATTACGGTTGTATTGGACGATGCAACGGCTTATCCTTACAACACAATCAACATTTCAGCGCAGTTTAACTATACACAATACACTTATGCATAACCCAAAGGACACCTTTAAAAATGTTAGACATTTATTACAACACGGACTTGGTAAGGACTTGCCAAGCAATGAAAATAAATTGTCAAAAATGACTACTTTAACCATAAATTTTATAGTTTCTGCGTCTTTAATTGTAGGCACGATTTACCTAATTAAATTGATATTCTAATGGCTACACAAAAGACAGTAATTGAAGTTGATATTCAAGGCAGTGAACGCGTTGAATCAATGCGCACACAAATGCGTAGGCTTCGTGAGGAGTTGGCGAGGTTGCCAGAGGGAACAGAAGAATTTAATAAAGTACAACGGCAATTAGGACAACTTAAAGACCAAGTTGACGATTTAGGTCGTGGAGTAAATACGTTGGCAGGTGATCCGTTAGAGCGTTTGAATAACTCCTTTGGGATGATTGGCGGTTCGTTAATGTCGCTTGACTTTGGCGGTGCGATTCAAGGTTTAAATGGTATGGCTTCCGCAGTTGGTGACATCAAAATGGATGACATCACCAAAGGCATTGAAGGACTTGGAACTGCGTTTTTAAATCTTGGAAAGTCACTACTTACAAATCCTATATTTTTAGTTGCGGCAACTTTAACGGCTGTTGGTGTTGCATTATACGAATACGGTCAAACGATGCCATTTGTAACCGATGAAACAAAACAACTTGCAGCGGCAACACACGAAGCAACGGTAGCCAGTGAGCAATCATTGAAAGCGTTTGATTTAGAGGAAAGGAAGTTAAGGGCATTAGGTGCGGCAGAAGAAGATATTATAAAAATACGTAGGCAAAGAGTACAAGAAACTTTAAAGGCTTCTGTTACTGAATTAAAGGCACAACAAAAGCAATTAGAGGAACTGCAAAAGTCATACAATGAATCACAGCAAAGAATTGGTAAGACAATGATTGGCGGAGGGTTCACTTACTTACAACAATTAGGAATTGAGAAACTCGGACAGGCTTTTGGATTGGTTGCAAGTGATGAACAAGTAGCGGATCAAACTAAAAACATTGATGAACTTAAAGGTAAAATTGCAGAATACGAAGTTCAAATCCTGGAACTCAACAAAAAAGAAACCGACATCCACGAAAAGAAAGTTGAGCAAAAGCAAAAGGAAGTAAAAGCGGAAAAAAATTCTTTAATTGATAGGAAAAAATTAGTTGAAGATTATTTAAATCAAGAAGAAGAAGATTTAAAATTTGCTGAAAGAGAAAAAACTTTAACAGAAGAAGAAGCGGAAAAACAACGATTAGAAAAAGCAAGAATTGCAGCAGTTGAATTAGGAGAATTAAAGACAAAATTTGCAACTGATTACGCGAGAAAATCAGCACAATTAGAATTAGAAGAAGCCGATAAAGCATCAGCACAAAGATTAGCAGCAGAAAAGGCTTTTCAAGATGCAAAAGTAAATATTGCAATGGATTCTTTGACCATATTAACTAACTTAAATAGCGCGTTAGTGGATAGTGGTTTAATCAATGCAAAGAAAGGATTCCAAATTGCTAAAACTTTGGGTATAGCACAAGCCACAATCTCAACCATTGAAGCCACACAAAACGCATTTAATACAGCTTCTGCTTCACCAATTACAACTGCTTTTCCTGCTTATCCATTTATACAAGCAGGTGTAGCGGCATCAGCAGGTTTAGCACGAATCGCATCAATTAGAGCGCAACAATTTAACGGAGGTGGCGGTAACGTTCCCAAGCCAAGCGCAGGAGGTGGCGGAGTTGGTGGCGGTGCTACTCCTGCCCCTGCTGTGGATTTGTCGTTCCTCAATCAAGGTAGTAATAAATCACAACCTATTCAAACTTATGTCTTGGCAACTAACGTAAGCAATGCCCAGGAAGCGGAACAAAAAATTAAAGACCAATCAAGAATAATAAAATAAAAAATGGAAGAAGTAAAAGTTATAGAATACACTATCGATGATAGTGGTTATTTAGGGGTTAACGCGATTTCACTTGTAGAAAATCCTGCTATTGAAGTTGACTTTGTAGCGTTGTCAAAACAACACGTTAAACAAGCAGCAGTTGAAGAAGGTGAACGCAAGATGTTGTACGGTGCGGTAATGATTCCCGACCAACTTATTTACCGCGTTAATGGAATGGGTGAAGCCTATTATTGTAAGTATTCAAAGGAAACCATAAACAAGATAGCGCAAGAATATCTTAAACGAAATATGCACCACAATTCAAACTTGGAACATCAAATCCCTGTGGCTGGATGTGTAGTTGTTGAATCGTGGATCAAAGAAGGCGCACACGACAAATCAATGAACTTTGGATTTAGTTTCCCCGATGGTACTTGGTGCATTGGAATGAAGGTAGACAACGATGAAGTTTGGCAAGATATTAAGCAAGGTAGCGTTAAAGGGTTTTCACTTGAAGGATTCTTTACCGAAATGAGTGAGGAATATTTAGCCGAGCAAGAAATAGAAAAGATAATGAAGGAACTTGAAGGAGAGTTGAACGGAATGTAATACACACCCCTTGCCTCTCAACGATGCACACTAGGGGTGTCTTTTCATTACACCGCGTGCAGGTGTATGTTTACCCGACAAACAAAGAAGCCCCTCGTTAGGGGCTTTCTTCGTTGAACTAAAACTTAAACAAATAATAAAAACACAAATCGAGGAAATCGATGATTCAAAAGTAAAAACAAAAATGAAATTTTGCGTCTTAATACAAAATCATTTATTAACAATTATGAGTAAAGTAAACGATATCGTTTCCAAGTACGCTGAAAAGTTGAAGTCATTTGGCATCAGCCTTTCCGCAGTTGAGGAAGCGGTAGAACAAAAGCAAATGGCTATGGCTGTACTTGCGGATGGAACCGAGGTTTACTCACCCGATGCTGAATTTGGCGTTGGTTCGGAAATCTTTGTTATGGATGCAGAAGGTAACCCAACCCCTGCACCCGACGGAGAACACGAAACCGCCGAAGGTAAGATATTGGTTGTAGTAGAAGGCAAAATCACGGAAGTAAAAGACAAGCCTATGGAAGAAGAACCCAAAGTAGAAATCGAAATCGAAGAGGTTGAGCAATCATCTTTTGATGGAGTTTCTCGCGAGGAGTTCGAAACAACTATCAACAAACTAATCGAAGGTTTTGAAGCCAAGATTAACGCGTTGAACGCTGAAAAGCAAACCCTATCTGCAACAATTGAGAAGATGTCTAAAGCACCTGCCACCGAGTCGGTAAAAAAGACAACTCCAGTTGCACAAAAACAAAACGCGGTTGAACCAACTCCATTTAGAGCAATGGATGCACGTTCTCGCGCTTATCAATTAATTAATTCTAAAAAATAAAAAAATGGCTATTACTATTAATGGTACTTACGCTGGTGAATTAGCATTACCATATATTCACGCAGCATTGTTGTCAGGGGATACCTTGGCTAAATCTTACGTTACTTTGAAAGAGGGTGTAAAATACAAAGCAATTCTTAAGAAATTGTCTTCTGCAAGTTTGGTTCAATCTTGGGATTGTGCGTTTACTGATGACACTCCTTTGACTTTGAATGAGGCAGTATTGACTGTAACTGATTTGAAGGTTAATCTTGAAGTTTGTAAAACTGAATTTGCAAAGGATTGGGAAGCCGCACAAACTGGTCGCGGATTTGCTAACGATGTTGTACCAGCAAACTTCCAAGATTTCTTGATTGGTTATGCTGCTGCTAATGTTGCTCAAAACATCGAGTTCACAATTTGGCAAGGTACTGCAAGTGCTGGAACTTATCCCGCTTTTGATGGTTTGGAAAAGAAAATCAAAGACCAATCATCACCAAGCACAACTTGGGCAGTTGCATTGACCGTTGATTCTATCATCGAAAGTATCCAATCAGTTTTGGCTGAATTGCCTACTTCATTGGTTGGTGATCCAATGGTTAAGGTTTATATGAACCGCGCTACTGCACAATTGTACAAACAAGCAATCGCGAAGGCTGGATATGCATTTGAATTCAACGCATTCAAAGAATTCAATATGCAAGTTGATGGTTATGATATCTATGTTTGTCCAGGTATTTCTGACAATACAATCATCGTATCTCGTCCCGACAATTTGTTTGTTGGTGTAGATGCCAATAGCGACTTCGCTGAAGTTAAGGTTGTTGATATGACTTTGACTGATGCATCCGATATGGTACGTATGGCTATGAAGTTCCGTGTAGGTACTCAAATCGGATTTGCTTCTGATGTTGCCATCGGTTATCTTGACTAATAATTCACTATGATAAAAAGGTGGGAGGGTTAGCCTCCTGCCTTTTATTGTAAATAATAACAACTTAAAATTTATATTATGGCTTGTGAATTAACCGCAGGATTTACGTTGGATTGTAAAGAGGGCGTAGGTGGTATTAAGGCTATCTACCTTCAACAACTTGCTGACTTCCAAAATGGAGTAAGTGTAGACGCTACAACTGGCGAAATTGATGGATTAAGCACCGCTTCAATTTATCAATTCACCCTTCCAAAACATACAGGAAGTTTCACCGAAGAGGTGCAAAGTTCAGTTGAGAATGGAACTATCTTCTACACTCAAACAGTTACTGCTACTTTCTTTCAGTTGTCTGCTGCACGTAGAAAGCAACTTGAAATCATTGCAAAGAATCGTTTGGTTGTTTTTGTTTTAGATAACAACAACAACATTTGGATGGTTGGTAAAGTTGACGGAGCAGAAGTTACTGCTATGTCAACTGCTACAGGTACTGCTAAAGGTGATTTGAATGGTTACACCATCACTTTCACCGCAGAAGAAAAGAATAAGGCTTATCGTTTGGAATCATATGCTAATGATCCATTTGATAACTTCAATACTATCACGGTAGTAGCTCCAACTATTTAACTTATATTTGTTTAGCAATGAATTACTTGCAGACAAATACCGCATCTCAAACTCTCCTCCTTTCTCTTAAAGAGGGGAGTTTGTTATTTGCGACAACATACACGAATTACCTTGTTGTAATTCAAAACGAAATAACTTTAGAGACCTTCTATGTTATCCCTTCTACAATCAGCGAAAACGATAGGATTACGACTTTGGCAATTAGTACAAATGACGATGATCCAACTAATGGTTCTATTCTTGTTGTTAATGGCGGAAGGTATAACTTTATTGTATATGGTCAGAACTCTGACACTAACCTTGACCCTACGAGTGGGGATGTGGTGGGAGAAATTAAGAGGGGATTTATACAATTCGAAACGGTTGTAAATTATTACAATCAACCCAATATAGTAATTCCAAGTGATATCGAATATAATGGATAAAAAAGAATCAATCGTTAACCGCTTTAGCGCAACTCAAGTAGAGTTGGCAAAGTACGTTAAAATCGACCCTATTGAATATGAGGACAAGAAGGGTTGGGTGGGTTACGGAGAAGGCAATGCCTTTAGTAATTATTTAATTGAACTATATAACACCTCACCAGTTCACGGCGCATTGGTTAACTCCATTGCGTTTATGATTGCAGGAAAAGAATTTACTGCATCAACTACATTAGCGGTTAGAGAGATTCAAAGATTAAAGTTAGACAAGATATTAAAGGCAACTGCTTTAGATTTGAAGTTGCAAGGTGGATTTTATTGGGAAGTTATTTGGTCAATGGACAGAAGCACCATTGCACAAATCAATCATTTGCCTTTTGAGAATTGCCGTTTGGCTTGTTCCGATGATAATGATGATGTTACAGGTGTTTGGTATTCTCGCGATTGGAACGACACTCGCAAGAAAAAGAATAACCCTCACTACATTCCGATGTTTGACATAAATACCAAAGATGAAAATCCAAAGCAGGTATTGTTTCAGCATTCAATGATGATTGGTAGTGAGTATTATCCCAAGCCCGATTACATTGGTTCGATAAATGAGATTGAGAAATTAAGACAATATAGCGAATACCAAGTTAACTTGATTCTAAATGGATTCTTTCCATCTTTAATTGCATCATTTAACAACGGAATCCCTACACTTGAAGAGCAACGAATGATAAAAAATCAGTTGCAACAATCAATTCAAGGTGCGGAGAATGCAGGAAAAGTATTGACTTTCTTTAATGAAGAAAGAGATAGAGGAGTAGAGTTCACACCGTTTCCAGTTGGTGACTTGGATAAGCAATTTGAAAGCCTTGTAAATCCATCTATTGAGCAAATCTTGATAAGCCATAGAGTTACTTCACCGCTTCTTTTTGGTGTTCGTGATGGTGGTGGTTTGGGTTCGAATACTGACGAGATGAAAACTGCATTTCGATTGTTTTCAAAGCAAGTAATTAACCCATTTCAGCGGATCATTTGTGATGGTATAGATATGTTATTAAATGCAATGGGTGTCCCTTCCGATGTTGAGATAGTTGAGAATGATTTGTTTGAAGAAGATGTTGTTGTAGATGCAACTGGAACACCTGCACCAACTACGGATTTGGCAAGTCAAGCGTTGAATGGTGCGCAGATTTCTTCTTTGTTGGAGATTATAACTCAAACAACTGCAAACGTATTGACTACGACAAGCGCGAAGGCAATAACAAAGGCAGCGTTTCCGATGTTGGCAGAGGTTGAGATAGATGCAATCTTTGACAATTTAAGTAGTGTTAACTTACAACCAACGGATGTAATACAATCATCCGAAAAAAAAAAAGTTGAGCATAAACACACGCACGTTTCTCAAGCAGATGAAAGTTTTGAGCCAACTAACGAAATGGCAGCAGAAGCCGAGTTAGGTTTAAAATGGCGCGAGGAATATGGTAGAGGTGGAACGGAAGTTGGTGTAGCACGGGCAAGGGACATAAGCAATAAAAGAAATTTGTCTTTGGATACAATTCAAAGAATGAATAGTTACTTTTCACGACACGAAGTAGATAAACAAGCAAGTGGTTGGAATGATGGAGAGGAAGGCTTCCCAAGTGCAGGAAGAATAGCCTGGCAACTTTGGGGCGGTGATGCAGGTCGTGATTGGGCAAAGCGAATAATGGAGAGTGTAAAGCAGTCATCGCATTTATGCCTTTCACATAGTAGTGATTTCACGGATGAAGAAGGTCGTGGTTTTTTAAAACAACTTGCCGAATGTGGTGAGTTAATTGATAACGAAGAATGGGAGTTAGTAGAAGAATGTCAAGTTGACGATTATGACAACGAAGAAAAATTTGCTAAAGTTCATCAAGGTCTTGAGAGTTACGAAGATGCTGACGCTAAAAGCAAATTAGATGCAGGTGTTTACAAGGTTCGTTATCGTTATTCAACTTGGTTAAGCGACAATTCGCGCGAATTTTGTCGTGAAATGGTACGACTTTCGAAGGGTGGAATTGTTTGGAGATACGAAGATATCATTGAGATGAGTGATGCTGGAGTTAATAGCCAATTCGCTCGTCGCGGTACTAAGACAATAAATTTGTTCCGCTTCAAAGGGGGGGTCAATTGCCATCATTTTTGGATGAGGGCAATCTATAAACGCAAGAAAGAGAAAGGTCGCTATTTGCCAAATGATGGAATGGATAACGATATGAAAATTGCAGTGCGTAAAGCGGAGAAAGAAGGATTTTCACCAATGGATACAACGGTAGGCTATCGCGATGCTAAAACACCAATGAAGGACTTTCCAAATGGAGGTAGATTAACTAAATAAATTTGTAATAAATGGCAATCCCACAAGAAATACTTTTGATTAACGAGGATGTGTTGAAGAAGTACACACCTTTGACTGATGCAGTTGATCCGAACTTAATTCGCCCTTGCATTTACGTGGCACAAGATATGTACTTGCAGAACTTTTTGGGTACTAATCTCACGAATAAAATAAAAGACGATGTTGCTAATGGCACGTTAGCGGATCAATACGAAATCCTATTGAATGAGTACATATTAAAGTTGCTTATTTGGTGGACAATGGTGGAACTTTACCCATCACTTTTGTATAAGCACGACAACGGAAACTTGGTTTCAAGACAAAGTGAGGACACTACTCCAGTAACCAAAGGTGAAATGGAATCTTTGAAGGAAAAGGCGCGTGAGAACGCACGATTCTACACCAAAAGAATGGTTGACTATTTGCGTTTTAATACAACCTTGTTCCCCGAGTACACGAACAACACGGATAACAATATCTTTCCCGATATGAATCCCTATGGAAAGAGTAATTTCTTAATTTCGGATAGTTATAAAACCCAAAGAATCAAATGGTCAATAAACGACTTCCTACCACCTACGTACTAAAGCGAGAGCAGTACGAAAAAATGTTAAAGGTTTATCTTAAAAAACAACAAGCAAAAATTAAAAAGAGTTGAAAGAGTTAATGTTTTTGAAAGGTAAAGTTTGGTTGTTCGCATCACTTGCTGTATTCCTACCAATCAAAGAGTTGATGTTAACCATTGGCTTTTTGGTTGGTGCTGATTTAGTTGTTGGTGTATGGAAAGCACTCAAGACAGGTCAACGCATTAGGTCGCGCAGGATGTCGGACACGGTCACAAAATTATTGTTGTATCAATTAGCAATAATGAGTGGATTCTTAATTGAAACTTTTATTATCAGCGAATTGATCCCTGTAACTAAATTGATTGCCACCGTTATTGCCATCATCGAGTTCAAAAGTATTATTGAATCGATTGAGGCGGTAACCGGTAAAGATTTGTGGAGTAAGATAAAAACGATTATAGGGCGCAAAAGTGAAGATATAACCGATGCAATGACCGATGGAAAAGATAAGTAAATATGTAACCTACGCAGAGGTCACAAAGAGCAACCAGGCGAATGCTTTAAAGTTGGCTAACATTCCAAACGCAACGCAGTTAAACAACTTGCGGTTAGTGTGTACCAATGTATTTGACAAGGTGCGCGAACATTTTGGAAAGCCTATTGGAATTAGTAGCGGTTTTAGGTCGGTTGAGTTAAATGCCAAAATTGGCGGTAGTAAAACATCACAACATTGCGAAGGCAAAGCGTTGGATATCGATGGAGATATTTTCGGTGGCATAAATAACAAACTATTGTTTTTTTATATAAAAGAAAATTGTATATTTGACCAACTCATATGGGAGTTTGGTAGTGAGAACGCACCAGATTGGGTTCACGTAAGTTACAACGAGGGAAAGAATAGAGGTCAAGTTTTACGTGCGTTAAAGGTAGGCGGTAAAACAATATACAAACCTTTCTAATATGGCTGAACAAGCGAAAACAAAGTTAGCACGTGAAGTGCGCGAACGATTCCCCAACACACCAACGTTAACACTTGCAAAGAAGTTGATGGCAGAACATCCTGAAACTTTTATGGATGTTGAAAACGCAAGGGATACACTTCGCAGAATCGAAGGGAAAAACGGAAACAAGCCAAAAGACAAATCTTTGTATATTGAAGGTGATAGACCGAAGAACCCTTTTAAACTTCCAAAGTCATACGCAAAAGGTCGAAACCACGTTGACATAAAAGGCAAAAAAGTATTAGTATTGTCTGATATTCATATACCCTACCACGACATTGATGCAATTTCGGTTGCTATCCAAACTGGATTAGATGAGCAAGTTGATACAATCATTTTAAATGGCGATGCGCTCGACTGCCATATGGTAAGCGACTTTGTCAAAGACCCAAAGAAAAGACGATTTAAAGATGAGTTGTATGCAATGCGTACTTTCGTGTATGAACTTCGTCAAACGTTTCCTAACGCAGAGATAATCTATAAAGAAGGCAATCACGAAGAAAGGTATTGGCGTTATATGAGAGTGAAAGCACCCGAACTATTCGACATTGATGCGTTCGACTTTTCATCTTTGTGTCACCTGGACAAGAACAACATTAAGTTCGTGGAAGGAAAGAACAAAATAAACATCGGTGGCTTATCACTTTTTCACGGTCACGAGTTCGGAAAGCAATTTATACCATCGGTAAACGTGGCGAGAGGGTTGTTTTTAAAGACAAAAGCGAATGCAATGTGCGGACATCACCACCAAACCGCAGAGCATACTGAAAGAGATGTAAACGGAAAGGTGATTACTTGTTGGGGTGTTGGTTGCTTGAGTGAGTTAAGTCCTGACTATAACCCATATAGTAAATACAATCACGGATTCGCAATTATAACCAGAGGCAATGGAAAAGAATTTCACGTTAAGAATTATCGTATTAGTAACGGTCGTATCTATTAGCATCGGAATCGGTATCGGTGTTTTATTGTGCAGACCTAAACCAAGTAGGGTACAAAATGTAACCCACTTGGATACGGTTGTTGTGTTAAAGGCATACATTGACACGTTGGAAGTTGAACGGATCAAAACCAAAACAATTTATGAAAAACAAATTGATACTATTTATCTTATGGATAGCGTTGCCATTGATAGCGCATACACAAAAGCAATACAACGACTTCAACAATTCGAAAACGCTGGATTCTTTAAGCGTTGAAAGGCGGTTAGTTGTACTTGGTGTCAAATCACTTGAGTATTATGTGTCATTAAACGGACTAAATCAGCGTATTTTGTCCACTCAAAGGGACATTATCTTGCACAATGAAAAAGAAATTGCACGTTTGAATGAGCAGAACACCACGTTAAATGCACAATTAACTGAACAATTAAGGGCAAAAAAAAGGTGGCAAAAAGCCACCCTTTATTCAGTTGTTTTAAATGTCACTTTTTTAGGGACATTATACGTTTTAAGTAGATAGCGAAGTCTAACGCTTCTTCGTAAGCGTGGTGCATCCATTCCTTTTCGGATAGATTAGCATTGTCGACCGTTACTCCGTACTTTATTCGCCCCATTTTCTCACGTGCGATAAGGTCGCTGATTACTTCTTTGTAAACATCTGACTGGCAGTTGTCGAAATCGTGTGTGATGTTCATTTCATTTTTTCTTTTAGTTTTTCTTGAAAAGATTTTTTTTCATTTTGAATTGTTTTACTACTATTCAAAAAATAAGTAATAAATGTTTGCGCTATTGCTTTAATAAATATATTGTACACAAATAAAGCGATAAAAACATTCAGTATAATTTCTAAATTCATTCTACTTTGTTATTAAATTGGTTATACAAGTCATTCACCATTTGTACAGGTGTTGGTGGATTCAAAATTGCTTTAAGATTTGGCTTAAAATACAAATCACTTTTAAGTACCTTTCCATCCTCGCGATAGATTGGGTTGCCGTCAATGTCCAACTTGCTCATATTAGACCTATGCACCTCGTCAAACATTGCCTCTAATTTGTCGTCTATTCCCAAGTCGATGGCGTATCCGAAAAGCAAATACATTTGATCTATGATGGCATCGGATATATCAACTACGTTGGTTGACATCTTCATTTCATCCAGTTCTTCTTGTATTAAGCGTTCGTGAAGTACGCAGTTTTCAAAGTTGTAGCCACGATTCAACGGAAGGTTAAAAGCCTTTCGAAATTCGATTACTTGTTCTATTTGTTTATTCATTTTTATAGATCTTTAAAGTTATTTGTACCCACTGCAAAATAAGACATAAACCCACCAATACAAAGAATAAAACAGAATCCACCTGGAAATATACCAGTCTTTTGTTCATACCATTGCGTGAATATAGGAAGTAACAATGCACTGATTAACGTGCATATAAACATTATATATAGTTTCTTTTGCTTACTCATTGTTACCTCCAAATTTTTCGTTATAGTATTCTTGATATGTAGTACAATATCCGCCTTCCATTCCTTCACTATGTCCATCATTCCAAGCATTCGCTATCTCCTCCTTATGCATTGCTTTTAATTTTTCAATAATTGGTAAAATTGTATGAAATGTATATTCAGGATTCAGTTGTATATTATTTAATTTCAATATAATTTGAATTTGCTCAATCAAAAAATCAATGCTACTTTGTTTTTTCATATTACTTCAATTTTTTCTGCGGTTGCTCTTGCCTCTTGGATCAATTTAATCAATTCGGGTAGCATCCAATAACCGAACGATGCCATTTCATAGGTGAACTCATCGAGGTGTTCTGTGATGCTTGGCATTGTCACACCATCCACGTTCCATAATGCGCTAATCGTCTTGCCGTGTTCACGTTGAATTGATTCGTTTAACCGCTTCATTAACATCTTTGTCTGATGGTTGTAGAACCATTTAATCGTTTCGCATTCATCGGATGCGTAAAGTGTCGCTTGTGTCCACATCAACAGATTCAATACCTTCAATTTGTCGGCTTCGTCTTTCGTTAACTCTAATTTAGGCTTCATCTTTAAGTTGTTTACTGATTAGTTCCATTGCGTACTTTGCACCTTCCATAAAAGAAAAGTAAGCGGTGTTGTCCATTTGTTCACCGTTATACTGCGCGTGGATTTCCGCTTTCATTTTGATTAACTTGTGTAGTTCCATTTGTTTTTAGTTTGTGGCAAATATAATTAAAATAATTTAAGTTGCTTCATTGTTGTGTAACCATTTAAAACTTTTTCGGTATTTGGACTAATAAGGTCTGCAAATTCTATTTCGCAGAATGTTCCACAATCTGGAACTATTGGGGGTTCGTGTTTACCTTCATTGGGTTGTAATTCATCCAAAAATCTATTTTTGATACACGAATGACCTGCAATTCTTTCGGCTTTTGCCATTCGTTCAAATTGTTCGGGAAAGTTTTTCCTAACATGATTCCAATAACCCTTCCCACCTTTAACGCATCCAATACAATTATTGTTATGAAAGCCTAATTCGTACATTTTAGGTAATTTTATTCCATTCATTAAAAGCAATTCAGCGCATTGTTGTTTGGTCATTTGCTTATCAATGAGAGGGTATAATGGCTTTGAACTTGGGTATTGTTCCGAAAATCTTATTGCCCTGTTAATCTCTTTCTTGGAAAATTCAAACCCGAAAATCTGACCTTCAAATTCAATTTCTTTTTCTATTGCAATTCGTACATCCTTTTTTAAAACCTTTGTACAAGCCGCACCACTTGCACCATTAACATATTTAATTTTTTCAATAACATCAAACTGGTCACGATATTTGGAACATCGTCTTCGTTCTACTTTTACACCCATCCATTCTTCACATTCTTCAATGAATCGTTCATTGTCTTTGTGTGCTGAATCAATCTCGATGTAAAACAATCGCACATTGTCTTTACCATATTCATCGATTGCTAACTTACAAGCAATGGCGGAGGTAACACCGCAACTAAACCAACCTATTATCATTGAAATGCATATTTACCAAAGTTTCTTTTTAATTCGTAAAATGACCGCATAATTATGGCATCCGCAAAGTCGGGACTTAAGCCGTGTCGCTTCTTTAAGTCCTCTTTGTTAGTCACTCTTAACTTTCCATCACTATCCAGTTTCTCGCGCCTTACCATTTCAAGTTCTTTAACTATCGTGTCCTTGTGTGTTGGTTCAAACGTGATAAGGTTGTTCGTGATTAGTTCACCAAGTTTAAAATAACAATCGGATTTAAGGTTCATATAGTTATCACGTATCGCTTTTGAACCGTTCAAGAATCCTTTACATCGGATGTAATCCACTGCACCGCCACCAATACCATCTTCATCCACCAACACATTTGAAAGTTTGACATTGTGAGTTCGGATAAGTTCGTTGACTATTGCCACCGTTTCGTTAATCGGTTTGTGTTTTAGAACAATGAACTTTTCAGCGTGTAATCCATCCCACAATACAATCACGGTTCTATCGTCACCCATTCGCGCAATGTCAGCAGTAATGTACTTATCGCCTTTCGTTTGTTGTGGTCTAAAACAACGCAGTAAATCATCGTATTCATACAAGCGGTCTTTGGTTTCGTCATAATCCCAATCACCTTCTAACAACCTTTTGCGGTCAATGTCGGGAAGTAGTTGTAATGATTCTAAATATACTGGCGAAATATGTGGGTTGTCAGTTGGCAATGCTTGGATAAAGTCGCGGTCTTGCCTTATCGTTCCGTTACGCTTGGCATCAAAGAACTCGGAGTAAAGCCAACCTTTGTGAGGATTGCAAGTGAGCAATATCTTTGGCTTGTCATCTACCAATTTATAACGCATACGAGAGGATAAGATGTCGATACACTTTTGACTTACCTCTCCTGCCTCATCTACAAATGAATCGGTTATTTCTATTGAACCGAACCTTTGGAACTCGGGGTCGGATGGCATATCGGCTAAGTCCATTAGTATCGTTTCGCTACCATTGTACCATTTAATTACGTGGTCTTGTCCGTTATATGTATAATGTTTGCCAGGAACAAGTCCATATTGAGCGCACAATTCAAAGAAAGTAGCCATTGTACTCAATCGTAACTTCTTTAACTCTGCACGACCAATTAAACCGCGTGTACCTGCGTATTTCAACCGTCTTTTTATTTGCCAATCGCAACCGAGGAACGACTTGCCTCCGCCAACTCCTCCACCATATAACACTTGTACTTTTTTAGAATTAGTTGATAGTGCTTCTAAAGCATCAAGTTGTTTTTTATGATAATTTATTGAACGTGCTTCCATCTTCTTAAAATTGCATCTTTAATTGTATGATGACTAACTCCGTATTCTTTGGCTAACATTTCGCGAGTATAAATTCTTGGTTTGAACTTTTGACGAATCTCTTTTACCTGTTCTTCATTTAGTTTAGACATTCCGTTTTTTGATCCACGCGCTAATGGTAAATAATCTGGATTACCATTATTTAAAAATCTACCATTTATTTTTGAATGATAAGAATTTTCTTTAGGTGTAGCCCATTCTAAATTAGATACTCGGTTATCATCACGTTCAAAGTTTATATGGTTTACCTGCAATTTGTTTAATGGATTTTCAATCCAAGTTTCAGCAACTACGCGATGCATTTTCACCGTCTTAAATTTACCATTGATTAATAGCATTGTGCGGTAATAACCATTGGCATCTTTTGCAGGTTTCATTATAGTACAACGTTTTGAACCGCGATAACCAGTAGTAAGCAATCGCCCCATATTACTAACTAAATATCTATTGTTAGTGTTGGCAACGTATCTCCATTGTTCATTAGGCAAAGAATCCAATTCAATCCCTAAACTTTCTAATGTGTAATTCATAGTGCTAAAATACAACATTTATACATTGAATGTGCAACCAAAGTAATAAAGTTATTAACTTAACTTTGCTTTAATTCGTTCTTGCAAAATATGACTATCCATAATATCCGCGTATAACAAACGCATTATCCCTTGGCGAACTTCTAAATCAAAGTTCTCCTTTTCAATGCGTTTCATATTAGTGACCGCGTAATTGGACAATCCCTTTTCACTGCAAAGATTTTGGAACGACATAAACTTGAACTTTTTCCACTCGTCATCACTCCAACAGTCGGGATGAATCGCGCCAAGTTCCTCGAACTTACGCATCATTGATGGCGCAAGTAACATAACCGCAACTCTTTGCCCTTCCTTCCATCGTTTCAAATCACTTTCAAACATTGCTTTGAAATCAACTGGAGTATCGTCTATTGTAGTTGTACCAATGGACAACTTGGCTTTCTTTCGGTCAATATCCAAGTTCAACTGCATCTTGTAAATCTTATACGCGTTCAACACATCTGATAAAAACTGAATTGACATAAGACCGTAATGTTCTATTCGCTTCCACGCCATTCCAACTGCATTGAGTTGGAACGCTAAACCGATTTCAGCAATGGTAAAGAAGCGGTAGTATTGTTGAGCAGTGTCGTATAGCATTTGCGTTTCCTCTGGTGACGGAAGTTGTTTAATTCCGCTTATAACGATTCCCTTTGCAATTAACGATTTAAACATAGGTAAGGTGGATTCGCACACCTTTGTTTGATTTACCGCCTCTAAATAGGCTCTTTCGTCATTCGTCAAGCCATTGTTGTAGTGCTGACCTTTGTACTCTACCAAGTTGCTCATTTTGATTATTGTTTTTAGTTACAAATTTACTTAAATCCCAAGCGCTACGCATTGCCGCTTTCCAATCTTTCATTTTATTTTTGCCGTACTTCCAACCTGTATTGGTGTAATGGCTGATAAAGACATCGGCAAAGTTAAGCGCGTCATTAGATGATGACATTGGAAGTCGCTCCAAAAAGTATTCCGCTACTTGCTCGGATGTTGGTGGAGTGAAATTCGTTCTCGGTGTCTTTTGATGCAACGAAGATATCATCTCTTCTATAGCAGATATTCTTGAATTTAACAATGCTATTGCGTGTTCTACTTGTTGTTCGTTCATTGATTCGTTTTGTTAATTTGTTACAATTATAACCCATTTGTTCCAATTCTATAATAGCTAATCTAATTTTGTTTTTAAAAGAAACATCTACTTGACAAAGATTGATTGCCTTTTTTACCGAGTGGATGATGGTTGCGTGGTCTTGCTTGAATAAGGTTAAACCAATTTGGCGTAACGTATAGTTTGTACTGGCAAAGATTAGAAAGTAAATCGTTGCCCTTGCATCTACAATTTCGCGTCTTCTAATATTCGACCTTAAATCAGTTATGTTTACCTCATAAATATTACTTACTATTTTAATGATATCCGTTTCAATAGATGGAGTCATTTCTTTCTCGTCCAAGAACTCAATCAATTCTTGTCTTGTATGGTTGTTAAATAGTTCAAGTAATTCGCGCCCATTCTTAACGCGATATTTAACCATAAAATCAATTAATTTACTCATCTCCTTCGTGTTTAATTGTTCGTTGTTCGCTTTCCAATATTATGTTCACAACCTCTTTAATGTTGACTTTGGTATAAGTTGCAACTTTACTAATGTCGCATACGTGCATCGTCATTGGTTGTTCGTGCCATCTTTTCGCCTGTGAAAAAGATATGCCCATTGCTTTCGCAAGGTTTGACGTGTTGCCAAACCAAGCGAAAACGAATGTTTCCCATTTACTTTTCATTAAGTTGCTCATTAATGGTGTCAATAATTGGGGTGAATAACTTGGCAATGTGTGGGTCGTAGGAATGTTTTTCCTGCTGCTTAACCGCGACTTCTAAAACTGCTTGTAATTGTTTCATATTATTATTGGTTTAAGGGGTTCTAAAATTCTTAATACTTCTTGCTTTCAAAATGGAAGGTCATCACTATCCATCTTGGCATTGCTGCGTGCATTGTCTTGAGCATCGTCAGTTGGTGCAATTCCGTGTATTAAATAGCGTTCAAATAGTTGAGCTACTTCAATAACCTTTGCTGGGTTATCAGAATGGTTCATATCAACCGAAGCCTTAAGAGCAACTGCACGTGCAATAGATTCCTCTTTCGCTTGTGAGTTATTAGATGAATAGTTACCGCCATTGCTTGGAGCAAATGTGCGTTGCTCTTGCACCCATTTGATTTTGTGACCTCTACCGCTTGGAGTGATTTCATAACTCTTTTCGTCACCAACTGCGAATGGTGGCGTTTGTGATTTACTGAACACCGTACCCGTGTCGTTGTTGTCCATTGTTACCTCGAATTTAAAGAGGTCGTTCCAAGTTCCATTCCCTTGGATGTGCGTAATTTTCGCTTTTTTCATTTTGATTTATTTAATTGTTAAATTGTTTTCGTTATCGGTCGAGCCTATCGCCCAAGATTCATCTTTAAGAATTGGGTGTTTAACGCTATGCGTCTTTTCGCAGTTGTCACACCAGGACTCACAATCGTGAATTGATGTCCAAACACCTTTACCATATTCGTTGTGAATCAATGTTCCACATCGTTCGCAAGGTACGTACTCTCTCATTTTTGGTAGGTTCTTTCGGTTAGTAGTTCGGTCATCCTTTCGAGTGGTGTTCTTGGTACTGAATTCGCGATGTGTTGCGCGAGTTGGTTGTAGTCCAGTTTCTCACTTGGGTAACTTGCGGATTGAACGCAAATAAACTTTCTTGGGTAATTACTTTGCATTGTTAATGGCTTTTAAGGTTGTGTCTTTATCTTCTTTGCTGAAAAATACATCACTTGGCTCATAGTTGGTCACCGCTTGTTTTAAGAATAATAATTCAACATAAGTAACTTCAACTACCCATTTATCTTCTTTCTTTGCCATAACTTAAATGATTTCAAAGATAAAGATTTCATCGCGAAAAGGAGAGGTTGCAGGGGTCATTGGGTCGTAAGCAAATGCCCATCCGTCTTGGTCAACTCTAACATCCAAGTTCATTTCACTTGCGTGTCTTTGAACTGATTGGTTGGCATCCTCGATTGTTGGGAAGTTAAAACTCTTTTTAACTGATCCGTCTGTGTAAATGTGAACTGTGTACATAATTGTTTTTTTTAAGTTGTTAGTTTTTAGTTTATGCCTCTACAAAAATCATTGTAGAATCAATTTCGGCGTCATAAAGATATTCTACTTGTGCATTACCACTGATAAAATACTTTGCGATTTTAAGCATTGCGTTTTTATTTTCACCTTCAAAGTGGAAAGTAAATGATCTTTCACCTCTGATAGACATATCAACCATAATTCCTGCATATTGGCTGATGAACTGTTTTACTGCTTGAATCTTTGCGTTTTTCATTGTGCTTTTGTTTTTGTTTGTTGAGCAAATATATATACATTCTTTTCTTCATTCCAAATTTATTTTGAAAAAAAATAAAAGTATTTTGTTTTTTGTAGGTTTTACAAGGGTTGTAGGATGTAATTTAGACGTATTCTAAATAAGAAATGAAACAAAAGATACTTAATTCAGTAAAGCCACGCGCTAAAAAACCATTTAGCGGTGAAGCAGGATTGCAAGTTGCGGTAATTCAGTATCTAAAAATGGCTTATCCTACGGCTATTTACTGCGCAAGTGCAGGTGGAATGTTTACATCAATGAAACAAGCCATCAAAATGAAGGCGACAGGATATGTAAAAGGATTCCCCGACTTACAAATCTGCGAACCAAACGAAAAATACCACGGATTGTTTATCGAATTAAAGACATCGAAAGGGATTGCAAGTAAGGAGCAGAAGGAATGGATAAAGATTTTAAACAAAAAGGGTTATTTCGCGTCTATATGCAAAGGCTTTGATGAAGCAAAAGAAGTAATTGATGGATATTTCAACGGCACAATATAACAAGTACCGCAAATTTGCGGAGGTTATCGCAGGTAGTCGATACGATGGCGATGAACTTCTGCATTCTACATTACTGAATATCCTTGAAAGTCCATCGTTAAACATCCGCGACCTTGACAACTACGTGATGTGTTCACTTAAATGGGAATACACGCGCCCACGTACACGTTTTAAAAAGTTGGTAGGTGAGTTTCAAAGTAATTGGAAAGACCTGGAGCCATTTCAATTCGAGATTGCAATCAATGCCAATGGTGAAACTTGGGTAGGTAGTAGGTTAACTAATGAGCAGTTAGACATCCTAATCAGTAGGCTACCATCATTTGAGCGCGATGTTTTCCAACTATACGTAATGAGCGACTTTAGTTACCGCGAACTATCCGAGGAAACAGGAATACCAGTATCGTATCTATACGACACCGTTAAACGAGCCAAAGAAGAAATAAAGAAAAGTATCAAATATGACGAATAAAGAAATGTTCACCTATCGGATGGAGATTTGTTCAGCGTGTCCGATATTCAATAAGACAACCCGAACGTGTGGCACTCCACTTAACAAACTAAACCCATTTGCCGAATGGCACGAAATGAATGGGGTTAGGTTTAAGCCTTGTGGATGCTTTATGGATGTTAAGGCAAGAATGGCTCTGCAAGAATGTCCTGCAGGTCTTTGGGGTTCGGTTGTGGATAATGACAAAATTGAAGAGGCGAAGGAACTTATTAAAGTAATTAAGGAAAGCGGAAAGGTAACTGGCGAACAACGCAAAGTTCTTGGTCAACTCAAAGGAATAATTCAAGGCGGTAAGGCGGTATCACTTCGCCATTGCGTTGTATGTGTCAACAAGTTAGTGGATGAGTTAGGTCATCAACTTAAAAGAGAGGAATCGGAGTTAATCACCGAACCCATCACCGAATCAATCACCGAACCACAACCCAAGAAACGT